CGCGGTCCGATCGTTCGCCATCGGAGCGGGCGTCACCTATGAACAGGCGACAGGCGATCTCAAGGGCGTCAACTATTCCTCGATCCGCGCCGGCCTGCTCGAATTTCGGCGGAAGTGCGAACAGTTCCAGCACCTGACGTTCATTTATCAGTTCTGTCACCCGATCTACCGCCGCTGGCTCCGCGAGGCCGTGATCTGCGGCGCATTGGATTTGCCCGGCTATCTGGATGACCCGACGCCCTATGAAGACGTCCGATGGATCACGCCGGGATGGCCGTGGGTCGATCCACTCAAGGACATGCAGGCGAACCAGCTCGCCGTCCGCGGCGGCTTCAGCTCGCGCCCGCAGGTGGTTTCCGCACAGGGCATGGACGTCGGCGTAATCGACGCCGAGAACGCGGCCGACAACGATCGGACGAGAGAGATGGGTCTGATCTACGACTCGAACGCCACGGTGGTGCTCTCTTCGCGTGAACAGCTCACCGGCATCGCGCCCAAGGCCGATGAAGAGGCCGAAAAAGAGGGCGCCGAAGCCGAATCGAACCAGGCGGACACCGAGTGAAGCACTCCGCTCTTTAGTTGCGCCGATAGTTATTCCAAAACAACGCCCGCTCCATTTCCTCGATAACCGATTCGGGCACGCCCCAGATCTAACAATGAACAAGCATCCGCTGCCTCACCTCGCCCAAAAGGCGATCAATACGCCGTTGGCGATCATCCCGGAAAAGCTCGAACTGATGTTGAGCATCGTCGGCGATCGCATGGGTTTCGATGGTCTGGACATCGAAGCGGTAAAGACTCACGCGGATGTGTTGAGCCGCGATCGCAAACAGTACGACGTGAGCGAACAGGGCGTTGCGATCATTCCGGTGCAGGGCACGCTGCTCAAGAAGAGCTTTGGACTGTGGGGCGCATCGGGCTTCGCTTCCTATGAGGGCCTCCAATCGCAGATCGCCGACTGCATGTCGGATCCCAACGTCAAGGGCATCCTATTCGACGTTGATTCGCCCGGCGGGGAGACGGCCGGATGCTTCGAACTGGTCGACTATCTCTACTCGCTGCGCGGCGACAAACCCTTTTACGCGGTAGCCAACGATCTTGCGGCGAGCGCCGCATACGCCTTTGCCAGCGCCTGCGATCGCATCTTCGTGACGCGCATGGGATGCGTGGGATCGATCGGGGTCTTCTGCCTGCATGTCGATCAGGCCGGATACGACGAGCAGATCGGCTTCAAGTTCAAGTACATCTACAACGGCTCGCACAAGGTAGACGGCAATCCGCACGCCGAACTGTCCACGAGCGCCGAGAAGGCTCTGCAGTCCGAGATCGATCGCCAGGCCGAAATCTTCCAGAAGACCGTCGCGCGCAACCGGGGCGTGAAGCTGCAGAAGATCATCGACACCCAGGCGGCCTGCTTCTATCCGGGAAACACGCTTTATGACGCCCTCCCGCTCTTAGCCGACGAAGTCGGAACGCTCGATGACGCCTGCCAAGCCCTCACCGAGAAGATCACCGGCATCAAGGTCATCAGCATCGGGGCCATCCAAACCACCAAGGAAATACTCATGCCGGCAATTCCGCCGCACAAAACCGCGACGTCCGATTCCCCCTGGGACGGACCCAAAGCCAGAGCCAATTTGAAGAACGACGGGGATGAGGCTTACTACCGCAAAGCCTACGCGTGGCAGAACGCCAAAGGCGACCCCACTACCAAAGCGGCGTACAAGTTTATCCACCACGAAGTTGCCGAAGGGGGCGAGGTCGGCGCGGCGAATCTCAAGGGCTGCTCGACCGGAATCGGCGTGCTCAATGGCGGCCGCGGCGGCACGGTAATCCCCAAAGCCGATCGCAAGGGAGTTTACAACCACCTGGCGAAACACATCCGGGATGCCGACGAAGATCCGCCCGAGTTCACCGGCGAATCCTACGTGGGCAAGAAGGTTTCGTTCTCGCTCGAAGGGGCGACTTGCGCGGGCGAAATCGAAGAAGAAGCCCGCGACATTCTGTTCGTGAAATCAGAGATCGCAGGCGAGGCGAAGACCTTCATCACCTTGTCCTGCTCTGAGTGCAGTCTCCTCGATCCCGAGGAATTCGCGGCGATAGCCGCAGAAAGCAAAGAGGTAGCCACCATGGCAAAGAAGAACGCTATCGCTGCTGGCAAAGACACCGAGTGCGCAGCGGATGAACCGATGGGTCCTGAAATGAGCGACGAAGAGGACGCTGAAAAGGACTCCGAAGAGAAGCCCCAAAAGGGCAAGGAATCCGAGGGCGCCAAGAAGTCCAAGTCCAAATCCTCGAAGAAGTCCGAAGCCGCAAACGCCAAGGACAAGGAAGAGGACAGCGACGATGACGAAGACGAAAACGGCGAAGACGAGGACGAAGACGGAAACGGCGAAGACGAGGACGAAGACGGCAAGGAAGAAGCCGACGACGAAGAGGCCGGCGACAAGGAAGAGAAGCCCAAACCGCCCAAGCACGAAAAAATCACCGAGCGCCACGAGAAAATCACCGAGCGCAAGGCGAGTGGACAAGGGCCGACCGTCGCGGACCTGACCCAGATTGCGACCCTCTGCCAGATCGCCGGCAGGCCCGAACTCGCCGCGGAGTTCATCACGAAACAGATGAGCGTCAAGCAGGTGCAGCAGAAGTTGGTCGACCTGCGCGCGGAGGCCAGCGGCAAAGAGCAGGTCTCAAATCGCGTCAGCCTCCTCGTGAACGCAAAGAGCATGGACGCCCTCATCGCATCGGCGAAAGAAGACGCGCGCCGCACCAAGACGAACGAGGCGGTGGCGATCGCCAAGGCGCTCGAAGCCAACCCTGCCGCCTACGCCGCCTACAAGCGCACGCTGCCCGGATTCAATCCCGCCCTGCCGGGAAACAACTAAGGCGAACCAGAGAGAAACACCACAAGCAAAGGATCAATACCCATGGCTTTCGAACAGAATCTACAGACCATTTCCGTACCGGTGAGCCAGAGCTTTGCCTCTCTGCAGTTCACCTTCGTGCAAATCAATTCTGCCGGGCAGCTCGCTCCGCCCTCGGGCGCGGGCGTGCTCTGCGACGGCGTCATTCAGGACGACAATCCGGACACCGTGGCGCCGGTCGCGTCTGAACTCGGCATCGCCGGCGTCAGCAAGGTCGTCTCCGGAGCTTCCGTCAACGAGGGCGACCTGGTGATGACCGACTCCTCGGGCCGGGCCGTGACGGTGACCGGATCGAATCACATTCTCGGCCGGGCGCTGCAGGGCAACAACAGCACTGCCGGCATCATCATTCCCGTCCTGCTGTTCAAGGGCGGCCACGCAAGCAGCGGCGCGTAATAACGCTGACTAGAAAGCAACAAGGAGCACTCAAAACATGCCTCAGCCTACACAGTATGACGTTCATGTAAACGTGCCGCTGACGAACATCTCGATCGCCTATATCCAGGAAGAGAAATCGTTCGTGGCCTCGGACGTCTTTCCAAACATTCCGGTCGAGAAACAGTCCGACCTGTACTACAAGTACACGCGCTCGGAATGGAACACCGACGAGATGCAAGACCGCGCCGCCGGTTCCGAATCGGCCGGCTCGGGCTATGCGCTCGATCACACGCCGAATTACTTCTGCAAGGTGAAAGCCCTGCACAAGGACATTCCCGACCAGGTGCGCGCCAACGAAGATGCCGTTCTTTCTTCCGATCGCGACGCCACGATCTTTCTGACCCAGAAATCGCTCATCAAACGCGAGCGCGACTGGACCACGCAGTATTTCACCGCCGGCGTCTGGAGCACTCAGATGAGCGGCGTGTCCACGGGTGCTACCGGTGTTCAGGCCGGCACTTCGGGCACGGTCCTTTATTGGGATAATCCGAGCTCCACGCCGATCGAGGACATTCGCAACGCCAAGCGCCAGATTCAACTGGCATCGGGCGGATTCCGGGCCAACACCACCGTATTCTCCCGTTCGGTCTTCGACCACCTGCTCGATCACCCCGATATCGTCGATCGCATCAAGTATGGCCAGACG